CTTCACGTGTGATATTCATCCCAAAGGCTTGTGAGATCCTACTGGCTATACTGTCTTCAATACCCTGCACAACTGTTAAAGTGTGTTCGCGCGTACTGTTAAAATATTGTAGAACCTTTTTGTTAGAACGCTTGACAGCAAGCTTCCAATCACTCAAGAGAGCATACTCTTGGAAACCTCTATAGTGCACCATGTCTTCAATCGTAGGTTTATCCAACCTAAAGATATCATAAAACTTGACGCGATCTTGCATCCAAATGCTCATCAACAAAGACATTTCTGTCAAGTAATAACCCCTTTGAGTACGTGAAGTATTTTTACATATCAGTTTTAACAATGAACTATTAGGTCTACCAAACAAGTTTTGCGCTATTTGGTATTCAATCATAAAGATTTCCGTTCTTTTCTCACCAAAGTGAATCGTGAGAAATTGCTTGTCATTATAAGTTAAACTGTTAAGAGGCGCCATAATCAAGGGATGTGATTTCTTAAGTAAATCCAGTGCAGCACTATACTCCAAATCTGCCATATCAGGGTAAAAATCACACTGAAATCTCTGATCGTCAAATATCTTTTCGCCGTTCACAATTGGAGGTATCATCTGTTTGAATTCGGGAATTTCTCTAACATTAAGTTTACCGTTAGATTCTTTCTCGAGATTGAGAGCCTCCATAATAATATGATCGTCATCATCAACGTTCAAATGTAAAGAACCAGACTGTTTGGTGCATGTATCATTCTTCCTCTGCGCCAACATAGCGTCCATCTTAGATTCGACCTCTGCTAACTGTTCGGCGAGAAGTTTTTCTCCAGTTGCATCAGAAATTGTGGCCCCTACTAATTCGTCTTGCACTCTTTTAAAGACTTTGTAATGCATTTGCTTAATCTTATACTGTGAAACACAAGTTGTAAGCAAACCGCTTAAATCAGTGGGTTGCGATGTACCACTACGAATCTTAATTGCAAAGGTATAATTAGCAGGATCCATAAGTTCTATACCCGTTTCATTGACCGGACCACTCTTATCAGTACACTGAATGGACACGTAGATGTCTATTCTTCTTTTAAGAGCTTGCTCACTCAGGAGTGATTCAGCGTTTTGCCATCCTGAGTTGGCTGTCAATAGAACAAATTCAGATGAAAAATAAACTTTGCCCTTATCCTCATTATTATTCATATTAAGGGGAAAAGGTATAGTATTATACATATTAATTAGAT